TCCACATCGTCGATCAGAGCATCGACTGTTGTTTTGTTGTAGTGGTCTGCCAATTCAAAGGTGCCGAAAGACACGATAGAAACCGTGTCCCCAGCCGCCGCTGCAGAGGCCAAGACCACATTGGCTCCATCTGTTGCGGTAAAGTCGGAAGGTGCTAGTTTCACACCGTTCAAATACACATCGACGTAGCCAGTATCGTAGACCGCTGCGAAGCTTGTCTGGCCTGCAGTAGCTCCATAGTCCTGTCTCTCTACAGTGCCGTTCACTGATGAACCCGCACTCTGCCAGCCGGTGGCACCATAAACCTTCATCAGGTTGTTTGTCTGGTCAAACCAAAGGTCGCCTGATGTTACATTTGGACCTGTCGGCTGCGTGGCAGATACAAAGTATGTATCTAGAAACTGTTGGCTGGTTGCGATTGCGGATGTCGCAGTAGCCGCATGAGTAGCTGCATTAGTCTCTGAAATACCTGCATTTGCCTCAGATGTAGCTGCAGCCGCTGCACTTGCCGCTGCCGAGGTAGCTGACCCTAAAATACCGTCTGTGTAAGCCTTAGTAGCTGCGTCTGTACCAACTGTGGGGGTTCCCATATTGGTAATCTTGTTGCCGCCCATACCAAGCGAACCAGACATAGTATCGCCAGCACGGGTTACCTGCAGAGCATCCTGTTGGTCGGTATAAGCTTTAGAAGCGGCCTCCGTACCTGCAGTGGGCAAAGGCAGACCAGTGACAGTAGCACCTGACATAATCAGATCGCCTGTCATCGTGTCGCCAGTATCTGCTACCTTACCCGCCAGAGCATTAGTCATGGTGGTGCTGAAGTTCGCATCGTCGCCCAGCGCCTCCGCCAGTTCATTCAGCGTATCCAATGCAGCGGGGGCCGCAGCAACCAAGTCCGCAAGGCCAGTATCTACATAGTTCTTAGTAGCAGCATCTTGTGGGTTTGTAGGCTCAGTCAGGTTCTGGATAGTAGCTGTTGTAGCCCCATCCATATTCAGTGTACCGGAGATCGTTACGTTGTTAAACGTAGACTGTCCTGCAGAAGTGATATCACCTGTGAGGTCGCCTACAAACGTACCAGTTGTTGTACCGCTGGCTGTGATGTTGTTGAAGGTCGATGTGTTAGCAGAAGTAATATCGCCAGTTACATCGCCTACCAGATCACCAGTGAAACCACCTGTAGAGGTGATTGTCGTACCAGTGATTGGGCTGGCTGCGTTGCCACCGATTACAGTGCCGTCGATAGTACCGCTGTTAGCATCTACCTGAGCCAGTGTAGTTAGGCCGTTTAGGTTTGCTCCTCCGTTAGTGGTCAAAAGGCCTGTTAAAGCAGTAGTGCCACCAACAGATACATTACCTTGTGCGCTAATCCCACCAGATAGCCACAAATCTTGAAAACGGTTTGTTGGTGTGCCTAGATCAATAGTATCGTTAGTCTCTGGGATAATAGCCTGTGCGGTGCCATTAACCTGCACCAGTTCACGCCAGACCGCAGAACCGCTAAAATTACCTACACATATAAAGACACGCCCAGAAGTGACGTTTTCCCATAGACACCCTACAGCATAACCCTCTGTGGAATCGTTTGATGTTGTTGGGTTAGATGTAGCAGTAAAATTATTCTTACCGCCCGAACCACCATGTTCAGGAGGAAGATACCCGCTTACAGAAGTAGCAAGGTTGATCTTTGGTCCTTGGCCTGTGGCCCCATTATGGCTGTGGCCTGTAGAGCCATCAAAGGTATCTTCTAATTTATTAAATTCAGCATTCAGCGGCGGTGCCGTAATATCCGCACCGTTATAAATCTGCGCTGCTGATTGGCGTGTGTAACCTGCCATTATCGTCTCCCTGAAACGGAATATTCAAAAACAAGGCCTTGAATTGAGTACGGGTCAAATTGACCAATCGATACGAACTCAGCACGAACAGAAAAGCCCGAACCTTGGATATTAGTGGACATGATGGGTTTTGAGTTGCCCCCGTAAAGTACGTTTGAGCCTGCGTAATCAATGTTACGTCCGGCGAACTCAACAGGGCCACCTCTACTGTCTTGGGTGTATGACGAAGGGCTAGGATTATTATAATCGCCCCAATCAAAGCGTAGCGATAAACTTAGTTCAAATGGACCCTCTGCACGAACGAAGGTGTTAACTTGGCGCATTAATTTGCGGATATCCGTATCACCAAAGTCTAGGTACGGTGTGGCGTATACCGATAGGATATCATCCCCAGAAAAGCTGTTACCTTGTTCCTGCTGATATACTTTACCATCGAAGTCTCCGTGCAGAATAACTTCGTTAGAACCTACATAATCTGATGTAGCAACGTGGGCACGGATACCCATAAGTTCACCGAAATTCCAAGAAATGCTACCGTTTGTTTCAGTAAGACCTCCAATCAGACCGTAAGCGTCAACTTTTTCTGTGTTATCGGCACCTACAAAGTAACGGATTTGAGACTTTGAGCGAATAACGACACCGCATAAGGTATCAAGATCATAGTTGGCGATAATGTCTACAAGCGCACCTTGGATACTACGTGATACGGACTCAATCTCAACGTCACCAATACGAGACGTACCTGCAACAGGACGGAAGCCATCAGGTGCTAGGAACATCAAGTCCCCGCCGATCTCCAACACACTGTCTGTAGCAACGCATCCCACGTTAGCTGTAACAGGGTCAGTAATAAATGCATTGTCTACGTCTGCAGCCGCTTTGGTTATCGCATTAGAACCAAAGATAAAAAGGTTATCACGGAAAGGCTTGATCTGTACTACAGGAAAACCTGCCGATAGCTGACCACCGATTGCCGCACCGAAGTTTAGGTAACCATGCGGGTCTGTTGTGGTAATAGGTGCTGAATACGCCACTGTCGGCTTAGAACCACGATCACCTGCCAAGAAGAGTGTGTTTTTGAAGAAGTCTACAAGGGACGGTGCGCCCAAGGCCATTGGACCACCGGGACTTGTTGTACCGCCAGTATTTGCGGTCAGGATTTCATACCATGTATTACCATCAAATACGATTGCAGGGTTTACACCGTCTACAAAACAGATTGCATCACCGCCGCCATAGTTAAACTGCACATGACGTAGACGGTTAACTGACCGCAGCCCCGCAGACATATTGCGTGTAGCGCCTGTATTGATGACCTGCCAACCAACTAGCGGGACATACTTATAAAAGCTGTATGTAGCACCACCCAGATCTGCACGGGCAGCGATATAAAATGGGTTGTTATACTGTGAGTTCTGATAGATGGCCAATCCAAGAACTGGCCCCTCAGATGTAGCGGACGTACCCACTTCACCTAGACCACCGGAACCTACATAACCAAGTTCTTTATAGCCGTTGATACGACGATAGCCGCCAAATAATGACGGCTCGTAGTTGATCAAACGTGTAGCAGCACCTGAAGCATTGTCCGATAAATCAAGGTGATTTTCGTTACTGTTCAGACCGCCTGCACATATGACCTTAAAACTTTCGATCTGGTCGGGCATCAGAAATTCACCCGTGTGTCACGCACATACTCATAGTTATTGATGTACAAAGTCTGTAGATCTTTTATGCCGTTTTCAAAGCTCATAAATGCAGCCTGTGCCGCTTCAGTATTATCCTTGAACATGTACAGGTGGTACAAAGCTCCATCGACCACAACGCTATCAAATGATGTCGGAATACGAGTTTGATCGTTGAATGCTGTTAGATCAGCATAGTTAAGATAATAGCGGAAACGGACGCTGTAGGCTGCGTCAGGGGAGGGAGAAACACCAAAACCATTGCCATGGCTGGCAAAGACATAGTCAGGGACGCCACGACCTTGATTTCCGCTATCGTAGTCGCTGTCACGATGACGGGCGTACCATTCATCACGATCAATTAGCTTTAGCTTTTTAAAGCCTGTGTTTAGACCGGTATTCTTCTGGATTTGGAAGCTGTTCCAATCCGCTACCTTTAAAAATTCAGGCCAAACATACTCTTCCTGTCCTTGGATCAGAAGCTGTGTATGTTCTGCAGCGTTAAAGGGCCATTCAAACTCAGCCTGATTGATCTTACTAACAGAAGTCTTAACGCTGTCTTTTGCAAGAGCCTGTACACCACGAACAGTGTCGAACTCAGACGCAGCAATCTCGACCTCGTTTAGGCGGCGAAGCACCGTGTTACATAAATCTAGGTAAGTACTAGGCATGGATGATCCTTAAAGAAGGGTGTTGGGGGCAAGTTGCCCTGCCCCCGCTTAACCATTAGGCCAAGTTGTAGTTTGCAGTGATAAGTCCTTCTGGGCGAAGGATTTTTCGGCCATAGAGCTGCATGCCCCGGACGATGTCTGCGAATGTATCTGGTGAGCGGAAGCTCTCAGTTTTCGCAATCTGGTCAGCCACAGCTACTGAGGAATCATGGCCTGCGACCAGAACACCAAAGTTAGTTGCAGAACCTGCAGAGGCAGATGTACCAGCGCCTGTACCTTTATAAGGAAGGTTGTTGGACTGATATACACGGAAGCCACGGATGGTGCCGGGAAGGCGACCATTGCGTACTTCTGAATCGCCACCGAAGTCAGCGTTAACCAGCTTCGCATCTTCGTCCATCAAGATCTCTTTAAAGACCGGATCGACTACGATCCAACGACCATCTGTGTCCACGTTAGCTGCGTCCATAAGACGAGCCATGCGGTTCAGAACAGCCAAAGGTGATGTCAAAGCACCAGCACCGCCACCTGCAGTTACAGGAATGGAGTTAGCTGCGGTGGAACCACCGAAGGCACCTTGTGTCAGCTTGTTAGCTGCAAGCAATTCGTCGTTGCCTGCGGCTGCATCTGCTTTAGTACCTGCAGCGGCTGTACGAGCCGCCCATGCAGAACCGCTCCATGAGTAACCGGACATGTAGCCCAGAACGTCTTGGTCAAATGCATCACGCAGTTTGAAACCAGCACGGTCTGTTGCAAGGTCCATGAAAGAAACGTGGGAGTGCGCTTCCTCAATGTCATCTAAAGCGAACTGGAAGTAGTTGCTTTGGTCAACAATCATAGTAAAATCAACATCTTGCAAGTCTTGTGTCGCCAGCGTAGTGCCACGGGCATAAGAGTTGATTGTGATTTCGGGTTCTTTGATAATTTTGCATTATGTTCAGGCAAAGTCGCTAGTTTTTGCCCCGCTCTTTCGAGCCGCTACATGTCGCCATGCAGATCAGACTATATCACCATCCGCTAGGGATGCTCTGCGCTTCGAGCCGCTTGGCTCTACTCCATTTCTGGATAGTCGTTGAACCTTCCCGTTTAAGGGCTTGGCTGCTGATTGTCTCATAGAGATGTCCCAGCAATTCACAGAGTTCTTCGATCAGGATCACTCCTGAAAGCCGCCAAAAAATTAAACGGAGTCGCCCATGTTAGCGATTTCGCCAGCATAGTCAGTGTTAGTAATATCTTCTACTACTGAAGAGTTACGGAAAGCCTTTTGGACTTTCTTAGAATAGATAACTGGTGAAAAGTTACCGTTTGGGAGGTTTGTGTACCCACCCGCTGATGGAAAAGCCATTGTAATATCTCCTTGTGAAATGGCAGGTCGGACTAGCCGACAGACAAGACAGAAGGGAATTATTAAGTGGCAGTGTTGATGTTATGGGTGCGTACAAGATGTATCAGGCCATGATACAAAACTACGGGCCATACCACACTGGTAGACTAAAATTCTTAATTCTTCTGAAGGTAGTAACAAACTAAGAGGTAGTCTTTAAAAGAGGCTCTGGTTTGTGAGAGATTATCTAAACAATCTCGTAGCTATCTTATGTAATAAGACAGGTAGAAGTTTGCTTGATATAATAATTATAGCACGTTTAGTATTAGTAGTAAATAGCTATTACTATACCTGCCCCTAGTAGGGACAGCCCTAGCATATAAGTATTGCTAAAAGTGTCAATAGTTAAGTTGCTAGGACTGCCATTTAGTTAACGTGCGCCGCCAGACACATCATATGTAAATGCGCCAGACTTCATAGCTTCGAAGATTGCTTCTTCATTAGCATCGTACTCACGATCAGACATACGAGCTACTTGGCTTTCGCTAAACTTAGCTTTACCTGTCGCCGCTGGTGCGGAAGAGGATGTACGACCTACAGACTGTGCGGCAGATTTAGGGTCCGCCTTCGTTTTACGACCCGTATCAGCCTTGTACAGATCGATAGCACGGGATGCTGCCATGGCATCTGTGTTATTCTTGTACAGAGCATCTTGGATGTACAACGGCTGTAGAGCTACCCATTCGTGAAAAGATGGATCAGAACGGATTTGCGCAAAATCAGGATGCTTTTTCATTAGCTGTTTTTCTGCATCACGCTTAGTGATCTGGATCTCAATATTTTCTAAGCGCTTTTCACCTACCCGTAGGTTTTCAGCAACTTCATTCGCACGTTTCCGGGCAATAGTGTCTACGATTTTGGAAACATCAGGGTACTTCTTAGACCATGCCTCGATTTCATCGTCAGTCTTAGGAAATTTAATTTGACCCTTTGCTGCGCTATCAAGCTGTTCCTTGAGCTTCTCTAGCTCCTGATCCTTCTGGGACATCAACTGTTGGGTGTGTCGCCGCAGATCACCGTACCGCTTTTTAAAGGAAGCCTCTTCTGGCTCTTTTGGTTCAGATTCCGTTGCTACCTGTGCTTCCAATTCTTCAGAGTATGTGCTGTCAGCTTCTAACTCTTCTTTACGTCTGTATTTGCTCATAGTTTTTCCTTTGGGGGCTTCACACTGTGGTGAAGGTGGCCCTCTAAATCACACGATGAAGGTAACCTTTGGCTTCTTCACCATGCCGTACATGGAAGTCTTTTTGGAATAATCACTGTCTTTGTAATCATCTGTTTCGTTGACTTCCGGTTCCTCTTCGGAAACCTCCACAACTGCCTCTTCTACTACTTCACCCTCTGGTGTTTCGGCATCGTCTGAGGCTGTTTCTTCACAACCTTCACACTCTTCATCCATACAAATTGGACACATGCCTTCTTCGACTGCTTCTCCGTCAGCCTCTTTGATAAAGCCCATGGCATCCATTGCCATAAGCCCCATCTTTGCCTCTTCTTGCATATCCATGATGTGTTTCAGGCCATGCCATTTTACTACATCTGCAGGCAGAACGTATTCGCCTTGGGATATGTTAATATCAATATCGTCCCGCACCTCTTCTGCAGAGGAACCTACGGGAATAGGGTTACCGGACACAGGATCTACTGGACCCATCATACCGCCGTGGTACATATCAAGCTCTTCCTCTTCAGAGGTGGCCTTCTGCACTGCCTCTGCACGGGTTTTTTCGTATGTAGACAGAGACCCGTCATTGTTAGTATCTGCTTTGTTTTCGTCTAATTGAAATTTATTGTTTGCCATGTCTTCACCTTCCGGGGTCATAATTCCTTTACGAGCTACCGCTAAACCACCAAGGGCCATGCCTTCGGCCTCTGCGTACTCTGGATAAGTAATCGTAATGTTGTGTGAGAAATCTGTGTCGTACACCGGCTCTTGGCCTTCATAGCCACGGGTAAAGGTATGCTTACCTATGGTGATTGGATCTGGGCCAGAAAAGTCTGTGCCACGGGCCTTAGTTGTACTTGTGTTCTGGAAGAATGTACGCCCGTCTACAGCGTCCTCACCCATCTGATAGTAGTCAGCAAACTCAGCGTGACCCTGTTGCAGATCCTCTTCTGGTACGGGGATGCTATAAACGTCACCATACTTACGGATCGGTTCAAACTCATCTGCGGTCAGAAGCTCATCTACGGTGTCTGGGAAGCGTGAAGAGGCTAATCGGTTGAAGATCACCCCACGAACAGCGTTTCGGCCTTCTACGCCCTCCCCACGGGCTTCTGCCCATACCAGACGCTCAATCTTATCTGCATCCTCGTAGGGTAATACTGTCTTTGGGCGAGACTTAGGGCGAGGGCTTGTTTCGACCATAAGACCGCCCCCATCAAAATTGGCTTCATCTCCCCTGTCCACAGTCTTTGGCATCGACACCGTGGAACTGCCATCTTCTTCAATAAGTTTTTTGGGGAGTATGTCTACATAGTCAAAACTACTAGGGTCGTTTTGCTGACCCCATCTAATAGATGGCCCATCTCCTGCTTCATTTGAAAGCTTAACAGGTATAGTTGTTTCACCCTTTTCCCTTAAAGCCATAGCACGATGCCTACCGTCATGGCCTACAACTTTTCCAGTACCATCTCCATTGTTTTTAAAGGTTAAACTGGGTATTGAATTAAAAGGAGTCCCCTTTTCTACAAGACCTCTTGCACTATCAAGCTTAGTCGAACTGATTTCTTTTTTAGCTGCACGAAGAAAGTCTTCAATAGGCATCTCGACAAGTATCTCTCTAGATTTGTCGTTTTGTTTTGCAGCATCTTCTAAGGCACTCTTATCAAAATTCTGCGCTGGCTTTAACCTTACATTACCAAGACCAGACCCCATGGCATTAGGGTCAACCTCTACACGCTTTGCTACGTCAAATACTTCTTTAGCACCCTTCTTAATAGCTTTAGCGGCAGCATCTCCTACACCCGGCACAAGTCCTACTAAGGCAGCACCGCCCAGCGCACCCGCTAGATAGTAATTAGGTTCGTCTTTTTGTAGCTCATCGTAGACCTCTTTAGCTGCCATAGCATCACCAATAATAGGTGTCATACTAGCTACAAAGGTGGCAGCATCTTTAAGAGAAATATCCGAAGGCTTCACAGCAAGTTTCTTACCCTCTGCAGCCCAACCTAATGCTTCTTCCGTTTGGGTATTTAGGTTCATTAGTCTGCACCCTTAATCACTTCATCACGAAGCGTTTTAAATCTACGAAGTTCTGTGATTGCCCCTTGGACTTCTAAAATACGCTGGGGATCTTTTTGTTTCTCTAGCAGGTCACGGCACCCTTCAATTCGGGTTGCAGCATACTCTTGCAGAAGGTTCATCAGTTCCCGGTTGTTCACCAAGGGCAGCAATGTGCGGTACTGTGCCTTATCCATTACTGAGGCTGTCCCTGTGGTGGCTGCGGTACGTTCCCGCCGTTGTCTCCACCACCTGCACCTGTGAAGCCGGGAGCGCCCGGTTCAGGTGCGCCACCCGGTGCAATATTACCGTTACCGTTGCCTGTGGGGTCAGAAGGGCTAGGAGCGCCCTCTGCCTGCGCTGCAGCCGCTGCCTGTTGGGCTGGATCAGGCTGGGGCATCATAGCTTGGATCTCAGCCATCATTTTGGCTTGGATCATCGCTTCCCGTGGATCGTTCATAATCTTGTCTTCATCTAGGTCCATAGACGCTGCAAGCTCACGCAGGATGAAGTCATACTTAACAAACGGTGCCATCTGTTGGTTGGCTGTCATTTGCATAAACTGTAGCAAACGCTGGCTGCGGATCTCGTTACGCATCAAGCTTTCCGTGCCACGGGCCTTAACCGTAAGATCACCTTTGGTGTATTCTGCATCAAAATTAAACTGCATGTTGAAGGCGAAGAGAGCCTTACCCAGAGGTGACAGAAGGTAGTCATCTAGGTTACGGACAACCGCTTTGATATTCTGTGCGGCGGCACCCATCAACATGGACATACCAGAGGCTGTACGACCTACCCCCATCACACCGCCAGCACCGTGGCTGTAGGACGGGATACCTGTAGCCTCATCTGATAGCTGCCGTGCCTTATCAAACATCATAAGGAGTTCATTAGACACGTTGGGGAACTTGGTGCCGAAGATGGCCTGACCCGGCGCACCTGCCTGTCTGCGGAAGACCTTGCCGGGGTACACAGAAAGATCCTGTCCCGGTACTAGGTTGGTCTCGTCAATCTCAATAAGAAGGTTACCAGACAGCGCACCGTTATCTACAGCCATACGCATGAAGCCGTTCATCAGAAGCTGCGTGTCTTCCATGTTCTCTGCTACGCCAATGCCGAAGAACCCGTAAGGGTTTAGCTCGTAAGGCACTGCAGAGTATGGGATACGTGTAGGAGTGAAGGGGTTGATTACCAGACGTAGGATCTGACCGTTACAAATCCATACGTTGACCTGTACTTCGTCACGATCTTTTACCTCATCGGGTAATTCGATGTCAGCCTCTTCAGCAAGCTCCGTATCCAGAACACCCCAATACTCAAGAACCTCGTAGCGGTCTGGGCTTTCAGAGTTATTGCTCTCATCAAGCGCATCTTCCCAATACTCACGCTGGTACTGTGGGCCTTGCTCAATAGCGAGTTCAATACTCTCTTCACGGAAGTGTGGGCGGCGTTTAAGGCTGCGAAGCTGGGTGCGGTTTAGACGGTGACGCTGAATAGTAAACTCAGCTTCAGACATGTTTCGGGCGTCTGGATCGGGATACAGATCCCAGATAGACACATACTCAACTTTGGGAATTGTTTCAAACAAAGGATCATAATTACCCTCATCGTCCCAGCGTGGGTATTCTTTATCAAAAGCAAATGGACCCTTTAGAATACCTGTACCAAACAGACAGGTCTCAAATGCTACAGACCGCAGATGCTTAGAGGCGTTGGTTTCATCCAACTGGTCGTGCATCTTACGTTCCATGCTCTGTGCTGCCATTTTTGCTGGCTCAAAGAAGACCGCAGAGGGTGAATCCCCTGTACCCATCTCTAATTGGTCGGCAATAGGCTCTAATTTGTCCTTATATAGCCCTAAATCCTTGGCAATCTCAGGTCGTGCAATGTAACGGGGCGGATCGTAGTCCACACCTGCTTTTTCTTTGGTTTTTTCCGAAGTAATAGCATTTGGGTCGTAATTTACCGCACCAGCAACATTAGAGGGGTACTTACGGCTCTCAATACCCACCGGAAACTTAGAACCGGCGAATAATACGTCCACAACCTGCGCATATGCCGCCAAAACCTTAGTTTTAGTGATCTTAACAAAGGCTTGGGACTTTTCTGTCTCAGTAAACTGCACTTCGGGGCCATAAAGACCACGATAGTTACGGTATGACATCAACCAACGCTCTTCATCGGACAAACGGTGGTCTTTTGACTTGCGAAACTGGCCGTTAATGAACGAAGCAACGCCAGAATAGTCCAAATTCTCTTGTTCTACGTCCCCGTCCTCTTGCAGAGCAATAACTTGTTCCGCTTCGGTCTGATCTTCGGGTGTAGAACCGTTAGGTTTATCCATTAATGCCATGTTTTAGTATCCAAATCTTGAATCTGAGGGTGTGTACCGCTGTATTGGGACGCCCCGCCCCATATCGAATGGTGAGAAGGCCTTCGGACGGCTCATAATCCCGTAACGGACGCTGTCGTATGCGTGGTCGGTTGCATAACGAGGGTCGATGTCATCGGAACCCTTGGGGTCTGACGGGATAATTGGTAGATCGGCGATGATCTGGCGGCAGGTGTTAAAGAATACGATGCCGGGGGTATCCGTTTCCTCATTAATCTTGAGAACTTCGTGGAACCTGTTCTTACCGGAGACCCTTGCACCTGCAGAACGGTCACTCGGACGCCAGCGGCAACCCATTGAGATCATCTCTTCGGCTATACTAGGGCCGATTTGACCCCGGTTGTGCCAGCAAGAGCTATCCAGAACACCATAGTGTATGCTTTCACCACGCTCTGCTTCCATAACTGCACGGCCAAGGTCTTTGCCCGTATGCTTTGACACATACAATTCCCGGTAAACGTACAAAGTCTCGTAGCTAGGATCGATGGCAAACCAATGTACCGCAGAAAAAGAACTATAACCGTAGTCACATGACCTAAACCTGCGCCAATCATCCGGTATATCGAAGGGTTCACATACATGCTTGGACTGCTTAAACTCAGGGAAGGCTGCACCATCTGCTACTGCCCAATCACCATCCAATAGTTGGCGGCGTTGCATCTCAGGCAGAGCTAAAAGGTTAGCCTCGTACTGCCCATCCTGCATAAGATACGGATTGTCTCTCAATGATGCAGGGATAAACTTGCGGTAGAAAAGAGGCTCACCCTCTTTATCGTGGCCTGTAGGGAAAACCATAGGCTCTCCGCTGTCTATATCCGTTGCAACAAACCGTTTATTGGCTGGTGCAGGGTCTATGAACATTTTCTTAACCCAGCCATGCCCTCTACCACCGGGGTTGGTTGTGGCTCTTTGGAACAGAGGTAGCTCTGGGTCCGTAGTACGAAGCCGTGAGCGCATGTAGTTCCATGCAAACGGTGTTGAGTACTGTGTAAGCTCATCAAAGGCTATGTAGCTAAAAGCTAGACCCTGATACCGCAGAACATCTTCATCACGCTCTAGGTAGGTCATCCACAGTTTCGCACCGCTAGGGAATACCCACTGAGACTTCTTCTCCTGCCACTTAGAACCCGGATAAATCTTCGGGTACATCTCTTGTGACTTCCAGATCAGTTCCCGTAATTCATCGTTAGTACGGCGCAGGATGATCCCGTTGAAGTTCTTGTTGTGGAAGTACCGCATAGGGTCTGCAAGCAGTCCGTAGCTTTTTCCCCCACCGGCGCTCCCACCATATAGTACCTCACGCTCAGAGGCCGCTAGGAAGTCTGTTTGTGGGCCGGGATTGGGCTGGAATACAACCTCACGCTCTTGTTGTTCATGCGTGATAACACCGAAGTCCAGAGTATCAGAGATGCTCTCAAACTCTTCTTCCGCTTCCTCAGTGGCACCAAACTTATCAGCTAGACGGTTCTCCATCATAGTCTTGATACGCTTGCTGTCTGAGATCTTACGCTTCAGACGGGCTTCTTCTTTTTCAGCGGCGGTGTGTGGCTTTGGCTTCTTACGATGTGCCTTTTTAAGCTCTTTAACCCGCTTACTGTTGGGCCGGTGCAGCTTCCAGATATTACTAATACCCTGACCAGAAATACTGCGGCCTACTTTGTTAGAAAGCCATTCCGCAACCTTACGGGTGCTGTAGCCTTCGTCCAAATGATCCATAGCCTGTTCAACAAGAGGAACTACGTCTGGATCTGGTATTAGTTGTAAGGAACCCTCTTCCACAGGCTTGTACGCATAAGGTAACCGCTGTGTAGAGTTCTTCCTAGTTTTGTTGATCCAAGTCATCTGCTTTTGGCGGTAGAATAAACATGCCACCACCATTATTGGTGACCTCTACCTTCTCCCGTTTAACTAGACCTGTGCGATCCAATACCTCACGGGCAGCGTTGATAGCATTCCGTGCGCCCAGCGCCGTGGGGTCATCCAGAACACCCAACAACCCGTGGGCAGCTTTAGGGGCGTTCATGGCAAGCATCATCGATGCTCGTTCAATAATCTCTTCTTTAAGCGGTACAGTAACTTCAGAAGCTCCCGTACCTTTAGAATAGCCAGCAATATCCATAGCCTTACGGATATTACCACGGGCTTCACCCATAAGTGCTTCCAGAAAGGCATTCTGTTTTTCAGTATATTTTCTAGGTTCATCGGTCATTTACTCATTAGCCTTTGTTCAAGATGCCGGATCGTTTCTTCCGCCCGTGCAAGAGATGCCTTCAATTCTGACATTTCGATCAGCAACTGTTCTTTGTCCTGCAGAACCCTGTCTAACTTCTCAGAAAGCCGATCTACTTGCTCCTTCAGAGTTTCCTGAAACTCAGCACTGCGATCTTTATCGTTCTTCATAGCTTCGTAGCTATGCTGCGCCCTTTTAGACAAATACGTCCACAAGCCACCTGCAGAAACCAAAGCAACAATAATAGGAATCAATTGATCAGTATTCATTAGAAAATCTCTTACGTTCTAAAATTTGACGCTGAACTAGATTTGCTAAGTAAAGGCTCCACAACGCTAACCAAACCAAGGCAGCGGCATGGGCTACTTCATCAACCATAGTCATTTGCATAGGATCGTTAGGTCGTGAGGCAGTGGACATGCCGTCTGCGGTCATAACGTGATACACAGGGTACATAGGGGTTGGGGCTTCGTACATCAAATACTGAAACAGTACGATCATACTCAGGAAGAAATCTGCTAATAGGGTGTACTTCAAAAAGACCCTAGAGAACCATACGGTGGCTACACCAACCAGAATACTCATAGTACCCCAGACGCAGATAAGCATTGAATCTACATGGCCTACAAACATACCAGCCATAATCAAACCAGACATAGCACAAGCTAAATGCTGGGCAGGGCCATTGGCATTCCGTACCTTCTCAATAGTACCTCTGATGCCGTAAGCTTTCATTTCTTTTTCCGCTTAACAGCGGTGCCGCCTTTGTTCATCTTACCGGCTTTAAGATCCTTATAGGTCTTATCGCTGATAGTGCTTTTACCTTTAGACCGGGACGTACCCGCCTTCTTACGGGCATTCATGTTTTTAAGCAGAGACATTAGATCACCATTTCTTACAGGACCAATATCTGGCCGTTAGTTTTGATTTAGCCGTGTCGCACTTATGTCTTGCACGAAAGGATTTACGGGCTGCAGGGTTATCCTTACGGATCTCCATATTAGGATCTCCAAAGGTGATGTACTTAACGCTGTCACCTTCAACCGCCAGAACCTCAAACTTCTTAGGGCCACCACGGCGAGGCTTATTTACAGAAGTAAAACCATGACGCTTTTTAGCGGCTGCAATCTTCTCTGCTTTAGTTTTACCTGCCATCTTCTTACCTTTGATTTTCTGCTAGAATTGCAGCACCCCAGATCAGACCGGCACTGCCCAGAGCAAATACTGCAATCGCAACTATAATACTGAGGATGTAGAAGAGACGATCACGTTTAGCAGCCTGTGCCTCTAAGGCATCCTTGTGGCGCTTCCGTGCTGCAGCCTGTTCCCTTACAACCGTTTCCCACATACCGGGAGGACCGTATAACTGACAGATGGAACGCAGATGGTTCGTAACCTCTTTGTGCTTCATCTTGGCCTGCGCTATCGCAAACCCCTCTTCCTCACTTGAAGTAAGGCGTCCTAGCGGACCTTTGTGCTTACCCTTTTCCGCAAGGTTAATATCAGCCTCTAATTTAGCTAATTTACCGAATGCAGGTAATATAGATCCTACATCCTTACCCGCCTGTACCGCACTGGAAATAGAAGACGCTACTTTACCTACCGCACCTGCAAGAGCCAGAACCTCAATCATTGGACCACAAAGCTCTTAAAGCATCTGCTACGAGGACCAACTACATACCGCCGGTCATACGACAATCCATTAATGCCGCCCTTCGGGCCGCAATCATAGTAACAGGCTTTGTAGAGGCGATTAGATCCAGAGATCCAAGCATGGCCCATCGAAATAAATGCAAGCACACAAATCATTATAAAATACCGATATACTTGAGGTGTTAACTGCAGCTAATTCTGCAACCTCGTCAGGTACTATAAAGTAGTACCCTTAATCTTAACCTGACTGCAGGAACCAGAAACA